ATCGGGCAACCATCCATCTGCATCATCTGTAGATGGATAACCCCATGATTTGTTATATCTGCCACTAATATAGTCATATTCAAGGTCAACGACACCAATCTGTCCGGACTGCTTAAAACGCATTTTCTTTGTGTGTATGCGTACATCGCTACTTCCTTTCGTAAAGTCTCTTTCCACAATCAATATAACATCTGCCTTATTCGCAAAATTTGCACTACCGGCAATATCATAAGGCTCAACCATTGGAAAAGAACCATCATGCGATCTTCTCATTTTTGCCGGATGCGCTACGAAGAAAATATGTACAGAGTAAGTCTGTGCGAACCTTTTTAGCTTGCTCATCATCTGTGAAACGTACTCTGTTTCAGTCATTCCACTAGGTCTTTGATGGTCAAATTCATTATATGGGTCTAATATGACCGCATTTACACCATAACGTAGTACGCTTGAGATCAATGCCTGTATGCACCAGTCAATAGTAGGTGATTCATCTTCTGCGCGAACAAAGAAGAAGTGTTGCGCAATCCAATCATAAGCATCTAGTAATTCTTCTTCTTCCATCTGCTTAGCCCAAGTGTCCTTCCTTGCCGGCTTCCCAACATATTTCTCTGATAGCTTGTTTAAATGCTCAGACACAGGGTTCTCGAAGCTACACATCGCAAACTTATAATCGTGTTCTTTTGCCATATTAACCGCTATAGCGTCTATAAATTCTGACTTACCGCAATTCGGCACTCCGCTAACAATAGTCACTTCTGATGGGCGCACCTTAAATATTTCGTCCATGCCTTCAATTCCTGTCGTCAATCCTGTCCTCAAGCCACCTCTAAATAACTGCAAACCTTCTTCCATAAAGGCATTTGCAGTATATAAAGACTTTATTGGATAAGGCTCTGCGCTTTCATAGCATTGTTTAAGAGAATCCTTTGAATCCATCCAAACTTCATTTGCATCCTTAAATTCTTCCGGATAAACAATAATAAAGCATCTTTCTCTACCCACGCGCCTAGCAATTTCCTCTCTGCATTGTATTCCGGCATCATCTGAATCAAGAGCAAGGTATATTTTCTTGTACTTCTCTATATCAAAAGTAGATAGCCATTCCATTTTCCTATCACTTGCGCCATCGGGAATAGAAATTACGTTCTCCGTGATTCCATCGCATATCTTCCAAGTAATCGCATCCATTTCTCCTTCGCAGATCAACAACGCCTCTTGTTCATCGTTTAAACAGTCTGACAAATACGGAACTCTCTCGCAATCTGGCAACTGTGCGTAGTTTTTATCTGCGCTTCTGAACTTTATATTACATGGAACTCCCTCGCTGTCCTTATAAACAAAGGCTATACAGTCCTGTCTTTTACCGCCAACATAGTGCGAAGCAATACCAACACCATATTTTTCCGCAGTTTCCATGCCAATTCCTCGCTGTTCAAAAAATCCCTCTCCCCAAGTACCTTTAAGGCTCTTTGTGTTGGGAATTTTAGGGGGTTTTTTGGGCGCAGTTTTTCTGATTGTTGGTGGGCGTTGCAAACTTTCTTTCCATGCGTTGCCTTCCCATTGACAATGATGACATCGCCATCTTGCGCCTTCTGAGTCAATATTTACGCTTAAACAGGGGTCACGACTGTTTTTTCTGTTGGGCGAACATTGAGGACATACGCTTTTGTGTTGTCCTTCGTCATAGTTTCTCAGATTTATCCCTTGTTCTTGTAGTTTTTGATAAATGGGTTTTGTAATTTCTACTGGCATTATGGCATCCTCTTAAATATTGGTTTGCCGGAAGCGTCAACTTTTCTTCCGGATTCATCTGTTTTGTTTTCTTCCGCAAATCTTGCGTCAACTTTAACTAAATAATTTACTGTTGACATAAACCATTTAGATCGCGCTTTAGCATCTGCTTCTTGTGATAACCAGACATCCCTAGACATCAATACAGCATCAAGGTTTGGTATGTTCTTAAAGGTTTTCTGCCACGAAGCGTGGTCTTTTTTTGTAAGCCTTATTACTTTTCCCTCGAAGGCATATTCTTTACCCATATTAATTCCTTATTTGTTGGTTAGGTTTTTTTATCTTAATGCTTTATAACTCTCCATGCTTTTCGTTGAGATCAGAAGTTTACGCATAGGCAAACTTCCCACAAAATGTGGGGTTTAACCTATACAGTATGCTCTCCGAATCAATCGTCAGTCATCCGCATTGTGTTGACGCGCTTTGTCACACAATTCGACTGCTACTTGCTTAAAATATGCGCTTTAAGGTGGATAGCGTTCAGTCTTTAGGCATCGCTTTTGGCTTTATCCACTTCCCAATCTAACCATTAAAATAACAAGCCGACTCGTCTTACCCGAAAACTTGTTAAGTTTTCCTATTTATACTACAATCAATATTGGAAAGTCAAATACCTCGTATTTTGATACTCCTATTTGTTGGAAAAAAGGGAAAGGGAACAGGTATTTCTAAAAAAATAAAACCTAATGATTTTTTAGAATAGCATTTAATCTAAACATAAATACCTGTTCCTAATCCCGATTCATTCCAATCTGTTATTTCCCTAATAAAAACCTCGACTCTTGGATTGTTTTTGTCCAAAAACTTCTCTAGGAACAAACGTTTAAACTGTCTATCGTTCTTATACCAAACGCCCTCTAAAGCATCTAAAACCAAAGAAGCATCTAAATCCGGTCTCCTACTGCTGTAATAGATTTTAATGTGCGCTTCTAGGTCTTTCTCAAGAAGCGGTGTTATTTTTTTTGCCTGTGCCTGTATGTCCTTAACGAAAGTTAATGCCTTAGATGATTTTATGAATCTTGGTTTGCCCTTTACTGAAACTAAGCGTCTTGAATTGGCTTTGGAGACACATTCTCCTTGAAATTGTTGGCTGTATGTTTTAGGCATTTTTTATGGGAAATTTTATATACATATAAAGTTTTGTTAATTTATTTGACAATACATATTAACATATATATATTATTAAAACATCGAGGATTTGTAAGTATGAAATATTCTAATGACACTAATTTACCAGAAGTGTTCGCAAAAGCAGTTATGCGCGACACTTATACACGTGGTAAGGCAGACATATCAGCTACTGGTTTACTAAAACCACCTCGTCAATCCTTCCTTGAGTATCAACACGATGACGAAATCGTTGTTGATGTTTCAAAACAAGTGTGGTCTTTGTTTGGAAGGGCGTGTCATAACATTTTAGAAAGTGGCACAACGAAAGGTTATATAGTAGAACAGCGTTTCTTTGCCGACTCATGTGGTTGGACTGTTAGTGGACAAGTTGATGTTCAGAAAATTGACCCCGATGGTATTGTCCTTATGGATTGGAAAACCCGTAAGGCATACGCTGTGATGAATGGTCGTGAAAGCGATACGCAACAGCTTAACATTTATGCTTGGCTATTGCGTAGGAATGGCAAAGAAGTCAAAGACCTACAAATTGTCAATATCATTCGCGATCATTCATCCTTCGAGGCAGAAAGAAATCCAAATTATCCACAAACAGAAGTGACCATAACAGACATTGACTTATGGACTTTTGCGGAACAAGAAGAATTTGTTAGGCAAAAAGTAGAGGCGCACCAATTAGCATCAATAAAATTGCCGGATTGTACTCCGGAAGAAAGATGGATGCGTCCGGATAAATTTGCGGTTAAAAAAGACGCAGAGGCAAAAAGAGCATTTAAGGTTTGCGATTCTATGGAAGATGCGAAAGAAATTTTAAAGAAAAAAGAGGGTTATATTATTGAGGTGCGAAAAGGAGAGCCAACGAAATGTCAAAGGTTTTGTGACGTAGCACAATTTTGTGACCAATATCAAAATGAAATAAAACAATTAGGAGAAGAAAGTGGAAGTAAATGAACACACAGGAGAAGTTATGCTAGAACTTATGAAAACAAGCAAAGAACTAAATGAAATAGCAAAAGCATTATCAGATGCACAGGCAAAGTTTCCTGTTTTGCCAAAGACTAAAAAAGTAACTGTCAAAACACATGATGGGAAAAGCTATTCTTATTCATACGCTGATTTAGCGACAATCATAGAAACAATACTACCTATAACGTCAAAACATGGGTTATCAATCGTGCAATTACCAACGATACATGACGGAAGAAGTGCATTAAAAACAAGACTTCTTCATACATCTGGTCAATGGATTGAGTGCGAATTACCTCTGAGGACACAACGTGATGGCGCACAGGCTATGGGTAGTGCGTTGACATACATGCGCAGATACGGAATTAGCGCAATCCTTTGTCTAGCAACGGATGAAGATGAAGATGGACAATTAGCGGACACAGATCATGTGGGCGCAACACCTCAAGTTAAGAAGGGAGTGCCTATAGCTGATATTCCTTCCGAGAAAGAGGCAAGAAAGTTTGTAAATGGCATGATAAGGGATGGCAAAAAAATGGCAGAAATAGAAGAAAATGGTCTGATTGACGATGCCATGAAAGAAATAGAGGGTTTTTGGTTGGAGAACCAAGAAAAGATTGCTCAATTAAAGAAAGTGCATCCCGAATTACATGAAGAATTAAGGCAAGAATTTGGTTTTTTGCGAGATAAACTGCAACAAGATAGTGCCGGAGAAAAGAGTGAGTAATGGTATTAATAAGATATAGAACAGTTAATGGCGAAGATGAATACGAATGGTATTCTGTTCGAGAAGGCACAGTTGAAGATGCAATAGAAGTAGGCGATAGAAAACTTTTGCAAGACTTTTATGGCGATGACTTTGAAGATGAATTAAAAGAAGGTGTGTTCTGGTACGGAGAAAAAGCAGTATTAATAGATGCTATTACACCAATCACAAAACAAGAATCCGAAGTATTAAGTAAATTTTATATAGTAATAGTATAGGAGAAAAAAATGGATAAAGAATATCCCGATAGCGTTAGGATTTTTCCTAACAACGAGAACACAAGTGGCGAAATAGATGTGACTGTGTTCTTTCAAGTCAATGGCGAAGAACACAGACTTCGTATTTACAAAAACACAAGGAAAGAA